CGCGGCGGTCGGGTCGTTGATCGTCTTCTCTGAGGTGGCGCAGTCGTAGCTCTGGAGGATGTACTCAAACTTGGGGAACTCCTTGTTCGTCGGCCAGAGCTTGATCATCTCCCGCTTGACGATACCGGACTCCTCGGGGTCAATGATCTCGGCGTAGATTTCTTGCCGCCCGAGCTTCGTGCCCTCGTACTGGAGAATCTGCTTCTGGAACGATGGCGCAAGGTTGGCAAGGTTGGCGTAGGTCGAGGCGGTGGTCAGCTTGACATCGTCTCCTTCCCTGCCGACAAGCTCGACGATCAAGTCCTTGGGCTTGGGGGTGGTGGTGCAGAGGATGCGGGTGCGCTTGCCCAGGCGAACCCCGAACATGATCTGATCCCACGCTTCCTGAAGGTAGTCCCACGCTGCAAGCTCATCGCACCACGCTCCGTGGAACTGTGGGCCGCGGAACCGCTCGGGTTCGCTGGCCGGGATGCCTTTGATCAGCGATCCGTTGATCAGCTTGAGTTCGTGCAGCGCCTTGTTGTACTCAGCGATCAGAGACGGGGGGATGACGGACATCAGCCCGGAGTCCCCCTCAAAGCAGGTTGCCCGAACGTCAGCCGATGTCGGGGCGGCTACCAGCCAGCGGGTGTTCGGCTCCTGCCATGCCCACCATGCGATCTGCTCGGCGGCTGTCCGGGTCTTCCCGGCGCCGCGGCCTGCCAGCAGCAGCCAGATCGTCCACCAGTCCCCAGGCGGGAGAATCTGGTGATCATGAGCCGTCGCCAGCCACTTTGTCCTCCAGGCGAAGGCGTCCCTCTGTTCCTGGGGGAGCTTGGCGTATTTCTGGCGGGTTTTCGGGTCTGACAGTAGCTCAACCAGCGGATCAGCCATTGGCTTTGTCCTGTCGGCGGGCCTCCAGCGTCTGAACCAATGTATCAAAAATGCTTACATCGACTTGCGCTTGTATCGGATTTCCCGGGTCGCCACCAAGCTGAACCTTGTCACCGTAACGCTTTGGATTCCATTTTGCTAAAAGTTTCAATCCAATCTCGGCTTTTACCCTTTGCCACTGAACATAACCGGGATCAATCTTGCCGCCACCTTCTGTGAGGATGCGTTCTGGCTCTTGATTGACCTCAATCCATATCTGTTCGGCTATGGCGTCCTGCCCAATCTCCCGCGCCTTGGCGATGGCTCCGGAAAGACCGACTCCCGCTTCTCCACGAGCATCATCTTGATACATCCAGTCATAGACTGTTTGCCAAGCGGGGAAGCCATCTCTTCTGCATATCTCTCTGAGGGGGATGCCATCAGCGAGCATCTTGCACATCTCTTGAGCTATTTCTGTGGTGTACTTGGATGGTCTTCCTGTCTTTTTCTTTGGCGGCGCGATTTCTGGTTGTGGGGATGCCTCAAGAATGGCTTGCGAAGCCCCTTTTTCGGCGTTTTGGCGGGGTTTCTTGCGAGGCTTGGGGGTTGGTGAGTCCATGAGTTAAACGGCTCCTTTAACGGCTAGTTTAGCCGCTTCCCCTGATTGCAGTCAAATTGTGATGACTTTTATTTGCTGTGCAGGGACAGAATGTTTGACCCCCAGATCAAAATCTCTGCGAAGAAATAGCAGCAGATGATGATCCATGCGATGACTGCTGCCATTCCCCAGTTGTTCATTTCTTCCTCGCAGAGCATTCTCGACCTTGGTTGCAATTGTGATTGCAAGGAGGGCAAGTGATGGGTGATCCTGCTATTTTCATGGGTTTTTTTACGGCGAGACTCATTCAATCTCCTTTGACAAGAGGGATGTCAATCCACTTGCCGTAAATTTGCACGAACATATCCCCCATTACATCTTTGCCTTGAGGGGTCTCAAAAAACTGCTGAAGCACCTTGACGGTGCGCCCGGTGGACACGCCCGTCTCAGGGTTGTTGTTGATGATTTCGATGCGCTCAACAAAACGCAGATGTGCTGTTGGTGTCATTAGCTTGGCCCTAGTAGGTTTCGTTTCATGCTATGCCCGCTGACAAACTCATCGCCACCCATGAGACCATAAGCCTCGTAGCGTGCGGTGCTTTCGTTGACGGGTTCGTAGGTGGCTTCAAAGATGTCAGGCTTGCACGGGTAATGCTCGCCCTTGACTCCGGTGATGATCCAGTCGCCGGGTGTGACCAATAGATAGCCTTCAAGAGTTTTGATTTCTCCAATCGACCCTTCTGGAAGTCCCTGTCGCCTCTCCCATTCTGTATGTACCGAGGCTGTTGGCTTATGAACCATCGGGTGATCGCCCAGCTTGAACCACTGCGTGGCCTCAATGACCACTGGCTTCTTTCTGAATTTCATTTTTTCACTCCAAATGCTTCACGGATCAGATCAGCAGAATGCCACGGCTCGGCTTCGTATGCAATCTCAGCGCAGCGGTCTGCGACTTGCCACTCCAATTCCCTGAGCAGGTCTTCAACCGTGTCACCGTGGCCGGTGGCGTAACCCTGAGCCATCATCCATGAAGCCACTTTGTTGCGCTCGGCTGCGATCTGCTGGCGCATATGACCAACAGTCACCATGCCTTCGGCGTGCATTCTTTTTGCCTCTGCGTCAGCGATAAGCGAGGCGAAGCGTTCAAGCTCGTCAGGCGTAGCAAAAACCTGCACATCGTTGTCGTACTCAGGGTGGCGCACCGGAATACACCCAGCCTGCCGCGCCATTGCAATAATGTCGTCGCGGGTCATGTGTTTGTCTCCTTGATGCCGTGCGCTGCTTCGATGGCGCGGGCAAACTCGGTTTGCTTTTCGCCACTGCAATAGTTGACCAAAGTGATTTTGCACTGCTCGATGATCTGGCCGATCCGATCCTCCGTCAGCGGCTGGCGCTGTGCTGCTGATGGGTGGGTGTAGAGTGGCTTAACTTCAGCGTGATCGCCTTTGTATCCCGCCATCTTCAGAACCTCGTCGTACTCTTGAGGCAGGTACAGGTCATGCGCGTTCCACCCCTCAAACACGGCCCACGCCACAGGCTCCTGCCTCTTAGCCGCCTCAATGGCGGTTCTTAAAATTCGGTGCGCTTCCAACGCGCCTTTAGACATCGACTTCTCCCATTCTTCCAGCGCCTCCAGCGCCAGCTTTGCTGCTTCAATCAACGTAGTCATAGCTCACACCCTCCTTCAGTAACATCGCATCGAGATAGTGATGTTCGAACTTTGCCCATTGGTCATCCCGGATGTCCTTGTAGCTGCACCACGAAAACAGGGCGTACCAAACCCACTCGTCATCTTTTTTGTTGAAAGTGCTTATTGCGTACATCATGGCCTGAGCCACCGCTATATTCGCCTTGTACAAGTCAACTAGAAGCACAAGCTTTTGTTGTTCAGTCATTCTCCACTCCCAGCAATCCACACAGCAGTGCCGCCTGTATGCTCGAAATCTTCGTTCTTCAGACGGATGTAAGCCTGACCAGCTACACCAGCGTTTTGAACGTAGCCCTGGATACCCCAGGACTTGACCTCAGTGACCACCACTAGGCAAGCGCCGAACATTTCTTTTTCAGGATTGACCTGAACAATGTCTCCGATGTTCATTCTGTCCTCCAGCATCTATAAGTGTTGTCTGGCATCTTCCTTGTCGAAAACTTCATCTTGTGTTTTTTGCCGTAGCGCATGGCAGCCACAGCCACAGACTGGCGTTGAAATCCCTCTGGTATCGCAAAGCTGTCGCCGGGCTTCATCTCTGCGAACGGCCACTTGTTTGGAATTGGTATATCTTTATCAATTTTCATGTTGCAACCTCATACATTTTGTGAACCTTGCCGTGGTGTCCGGCATTAACGATGGTCGAGTTGACCCAAACATTGCCGCTTGGCAAGCGCCTAATGTGCCCTCGGCGCAAATGCTCCCTTGGAGATCGATGTGTACCGTTCAAATCATCTTGCGAGCGGGTTTTACTGTTGACGATCAAGGTGTAATACTCGTCATAAGGCAAAGCGCCTCGCGCTTGAGCGCCTTTATTCTTTTTGACGGGCAACGACTCTATCCCCACGTTTTTGCAAGTCAGCGCCTCCAGCAAAGACAAAACCGCGCCTGTCTCGTCGGCCATGTCAACATAGGCGTGGCGCTCCCAATCTTCGCCAAAATATTGCTCTGCGGCTCCCCCCATGTCTACGAACTGCACCCGAACTTGATCAACCACTTTGCCGCCCACTCCTGGCATATCGTTAACGACTGCTTCTGAAGGCAAATCTTCTTTTGGGATCAAACAAGCAAAGTACGGCTGCACCTGCCAAAAGTCCACGCCACGATCTTGAAAGGCAACGATAGAGGCAACAATGATCCTTCCCTCTTGCTGCTCTGCATAAACAATGCGCTTTCTGGCTGGCTGCGTTGACTCCTCACCAAATACCTTTGTCGCAAGGCCGCCGTCGTTCGGGCACTCATACTCAATGATGATGAAATCAAATGGTAGCTTGACGATGTCCGGCAGCCCATCGAGCTTGGTGTCAAAAATTTGCCCATTTGGTGGCATGACAAACTTCACGGCCCTGCGAGCAGCCTGCACCACATCACGAGCATGAGCAACGTACTCTGGCTGCTTGGCCTCCAGTTTCTTGTGTAGTTGCGACAAAAATGGCACGGCCTTTCTCAAATAATCCAACGGCTCTTTCATTCAGGCTCTCCAATCATGCGTTTGATGGTGAAAAGGTCTTTGTGCTGCGGGTATCGCGCTCTCCACAAGCGGGCATAGAAAGCGATATGATCGTTGCTGATCTTGAAGTCGCCGCCAGTGGTCATGATGTTCACTTCCCAACGGATGCGGTTGATGATCAGCCAGTGACTGATTTGTTTTCGGCCCTTAGAGACAGCCTCCAGGGAGAACCGCTCGAAGTACTGCCAGACTCCTGGGTTGGCTTTGTGCCACTCCCAGAAGTCCCGCTTGCGCTCGTCAAACGACTTGTTCATGAGCCAGCACAGCTTGAAGAGCTTCGACCAGATTGACCGCCTGCTCCCTGGTCATACGAGTAGAGCAATGACTGCCCACGATGTGGACAGACAAGAAAACTTCTTGCTTGCCATCATCATCTTCTACGCTTTCAACAAAGATGTTTGACCAGTTTTTTGCTTTGACATGAATGGATTCCATGATGCGCTCCTTAAATGATTTTGTCGAAGTGAAGGTGACCAAAAACCGTGTGCTGCTTGCAGTCCAAGCAGTAGGCGTGTGCGAAGTTCGGGCCGATGTCGTCATGCGTTTGGGTGCAAGAAGAGCAAAAGGCCAGACGATCATGCGCCAGATCACTGGCGTAGTCGGCAGTGGGACGGTAGCGAATCTCATCGCCTTCGTCGCTGTAAAACTTGGTGTAAAACTCGTACATTTGAATCTCCTTGTATCGTTCCTGCTTGTTGCAGTGCTGTCTATTCTAACTGCGTTAAATTTTAAAGGTCAAACACTTTGTTAAAGAAGCCCCACGTTTTAGTGGGGCATTCCTCTTATGCCGCCTGGAGAACCTTGGGGCGCTGAATGACGGTCTGCTTGACGCCCTCACGCACGCCATGCTCCTTGACCACCGCGGTGACGGTAGCCGTCTCGCCCTTGAGGGGGAAGTCGATGGCCTTGCCCTTGTAGATCACCACGTTCTGGTCTGCGTCCTCGCAGATGTGGATGTAGTTTGTGCCGTAAGCGCCGTCCAGCACGACGATGTGAACGACAGTGAGGGTGAGGGTCACCTTCTGGCCCACAGCGCCCAGGTGCTGGCGGCTGGCGTTCAGAGCGGCCTGCTTGTCAGCCCACTCAGCGCGGCGGGCGGCACGCTGGGCGATGCACTTGCGAACGGCGGCGACTTGGTTGGGCGTGAGTTTGCCGAAAGTGTCATACGCCCTCGCCATAGAACCCATGAAATCGTCGGTGTAACGGGCAATGAAGCTGACGTTGCCTTGATCGTCATAAACCCGACCGACTCTAATGGCGTCCAAGATGTCTTCTGCGTCCTCGTAGGTGCGCTCAAAAGTCTTGTGAGCGTTGGCAAGGATGTTGCGCTTGACTGCGCGGTCGTATGCGTCATAGTTTTCGATGTGTGCGGCCATGATGGTCTCCTCAGTTGCTCAAAGCGGCAGCAGCCGCATTAACGCTGGATGCGTAGAACCCCACGATGGAAGGCTTGGCAACCGACTTGCCGCCAACATTGAGAACCCAGAAGGCCCGGTCGCCCTCGACGCCAGTAGAGGAAACCAACCAGCGTGCGCCGCACTGTTCTGTGATGTAGGTGATGTTTTTCATGATTCGCTCCTGTATCGTTCCTGCGTATTGCAGTGACGCTATCTTAACTGAGTTTGATGATGGTCAACATCTTTTTTCAATTATTTTCTAAGGGGTTTCCCTAAGATGGGGCCGTAGCCCCGCCTCTCAGAAGTTGTAGTCGTAGAACCGGAAGGGTTTGTCAGACAGGCCGAACTTGCGCCCATGCTTGTCTTTCCAGCCCTTCTTGCCCAAGCGAATGCGGATCACCCGGTTCTCAGGGTTGCTGGTGATGAACCACTTCTGATCGCGCTGATTCGAGCAGTGGGCAGCAAAGCCGCCAACGTGGAACTCCAGCTTGACGGACTCATCGCGCTCGGAGTCCATAGCTCGAACTTCCAGGGTCTTGTCGCTGATCACCCGAACCACCTCGAACGGCTCAACGTCACTGTAGCTGTACATATTTGCGTATTGCATGATGTTCTCCTGTGGGGGGGGGCGAAGCCCCCGTTGAATTAAATGATCCAGCCTTCCAGCGTGGCACGGATGGGGGCGTTGAGCCTGTCGTATGCCTCTAGGTCTTCAGGCCACTGCATGGCCCTCTCAAGCTCTGCATACTCCTTGTCGGTCAACTCGACAACCGTGCGCTGTTTGCCATCAGGCCCGTAGGCCACGATTGCATTGGTGCTTTGCTTTTTCATCGTGGCCTCCTGATCAGCGGGCAGCGGTCTTGACGGAGAAGACGGCGGTGATGCTGGTGTTGTCAGCGATCACGCTCTCGGGAATGTTGCAGACCTTGGCGATGGCCTTCCAGTCAACAACCTTGCGGTTGGCCTCGACCACGGTGGCTTTGAAGAGGTTGCCCTCGACGACAGAGGGGCCACCGGCAGTGGCAGCATCCTTGATGCTGTCCTTGATCTTGTCAGCCTTGGCGGTCAACTCTGCGATCTGAGCCAGCAGCAGGCCCAGTTCGTCGATCTGGGTCAGGGCGATATCGTTTACGTTCATGATGGGACTCCTTTGGGTTACCGTTCCGGTCTCGTTGACCGTAGGCGAATCTTAACACCGTTAAAGGCCCATCAACAACTTTTTTCAATTATTTTCTAGGTGCTTACCCTAGTATTGGCAAAAAGACGCTGGACGGTGACGTTCAGGGCGTCGATCTCATCCATCTTTTTGAGCGACCACATACGCTTCTGCCCGTGCCAGCCCATCAGCGCACCCTGGTGGCAGGACTTGCACAGCGCCACCACGGTGTACTGCCGGTGCTGCTTGACATGGTGGGCATCGCTCGGGCCGGGTTCATCGCAGACCGAGCAGGGCAACTCCTTGACCATCTGGACGTATTCCCGCTCGGTCTTGGTCAGGCTGTTGTTCACAGCGTAGCCCGCTCGATGTTCCGATTGCTGGCCTCCTGAGACCGCCAGACCTCGATTCGGGCCTGGGCGGCTATCAGCATCCACCTGAGCCTCTCGCGGCGCTCTACGGCTTGTTTAAGGGCTTCCAGATGGGTTTTGTAGCGGGGGCTGGCGTATGCCTCCCTTTCCTGCATCGCGGCGGTCTTGTATTCGCCATTGCCGCGAGACTCCGCTGCCTTCATCTCTTCGGCCTTGATGGTCTTACGCATCTCCTCCATGTAGATTTTGTAGGCCTCCGCTTCAGCGTAATCGCCGCTCTTGGCGATCATGTAGTCCACCGCGGCCTGGGGGTCGATGAGCTTTTCAGACATTGATCGTCTCCTCGCGGCCATCTCGCCACTTGCGGGTTTTGCCAACAAGGCTGGGGCACTGCTCGTGATCATCAGCGCCAGGGCGCACTGCCTTGGCCTTTAACTCGACTCCGTCATACATCGACCGCTCCATCCAAGTGCTGGGCTTGCGGTGAGGGATTTGTTTTTTCGATGGCCCCAGGTACTCAAGCCGATTGCGTCCAGCTTCTGTGCTTTCGTAAAAACCGTTGCGCCTGATGATGAACTTGTCTGCCAGCAAGGGCGTGATGCACGACTCAATGAATCGCCCCAAAGACTCTCGCGTGATCTTGGGCTTGAGTTCCACATCGGTGTATGGCGACATACATATCGCTTCGAGAGTTCGATGGATCGCGCTGTTGCGGATGTACTTTGATGCGGTCATACTGCCTCCTTGATTTCTACGATCATCTTTCCGGGCTTTTGCCCAGGCTTGCGAAAAATTATCAGCGGGTTGAACCTGCTGTCATCAACCCTCAGTGCGATTGCCACGCCGTCAAGAGCCGACTTAGCCGCGGCAAGGCAGTTGTCTACATCCCTATGCCTCTTGTCGGGCATCTCGAACGTGATGATCAGATAAAGCTCGGCTGTTATGAATGTCGGCGGCGGCCCAAGACGGATGGTCTTCATGAACCCAGCGTCCCTGGCCGCGGTCTTGTGCTTGTGAAGCGTTGCCCAATGCTTGCCCTTCGAGCGATTGGGGAACAACTCCGGCGCAGGAAAGTCAAGCTCGACTTTTAGCACGCTCTTGCTCCATCATCTTCAAGAGGGAACGCAAAGCCTCTTCGCCACGGACTTTGGAGATTCCTTCTTTCGTTCGTTCCCACCAAGATCGAGCGGCTGCGGCACCGACCTCTCCAGTCTTCTTGCGATACCTCGCTATCCATTCCCGCGCCTCGCTCTCCCTCATGAAGTTCAAGGTCTCCGGTGAGATAGAGGGCACAGTCGATGGTGGCCGCTCCAACATCACCGCCCTCACCGCAACGGACTTGGTCGAGGATTTTTTTTGCCTCTTCATACTCCATGCCTGCTCCCCAGGGCTTCTTGGGCAAACTTCAGGGCAATCGGTGAGACGCCTTGACCATCGTTGTGCTTGTCAATGATGCGCTTGGCCCAGCCCTTCGGGTCTGTCCCGTAGTCCTTCTTCGGGATGTAAGCAGGAGCTTGTCTGCACCAGCTTTCGTAGCAACGAACGCAACGGCAGCCGTAATTTGACATTTCCTCTCGGGTTGCTGTTGCGTGGCAATCACGGCACTTAAAAACCGGATCGGTGCTGACGGTAAAGTCACTGACTTTGTTTGAAAAATTGCTCAATCCCATGATCAACTCCTGTGATATTTGCCTTCGACGACTTTTGCAAAATTTGCTGGACGGATGACCCACTCAAGGTCAGCCAAGAACGGGCGCTTATCCTTCGACATCGTTTTGCCAGTCAGGAAATCGGACTTTCCAACAAACTCAAAAAATTTTTGCCACCAATCAAGAGCCTTCTCCTCGGTAACCGGCCCTTGCTTGGCAAGGTCTTGACAGACCTCGCGCCAACGCTGACGTAGCAGTCCAGAGCGAAGGTCGTTCCAGACTTCAATGGCCGGAAGGTTTGGCAAGGTGCTGTGGTACAGGCTCAGAACTGCCTTGTGGTTGCACCCTGGAAACTTCTGCTCTTTCAAAGGTTCGTCGTCAGACGGACGATCAGTACCGTTAGGTACTGATAAAGATGGTTCTTGGTTTATGGTTATTGGTTCTTGGTTATTGGTTGCCTTTCCAGTCGGTTCCTGCTGGGAATCCTCTGGCAACCCAGTGGGTTTTTTGGGCCTACCACCTTTAGAACCATTGTTCCTATTTCGCTCTTCAAGAGCTTTGTATTGAGCGATCAGCTTGTCTGCTCGTTCGTTCGTCCATGAGCCATTTTCGGCCTCAACAAACATATCCTGAAGCACTGTTTTGATGACGATTTCCGGCAGTCGGATGCGTCTGGCAACCCACTGGGTATCCGCTGGGATTGGCTGCTCGGTGTCGTAGTACATATCGAGGAGACGCCTGTAGGCAAGGTCTTCCTCGTTGCTCAGATGAGCGGTGGCGGCTCGATAGTCGCCAATATGGAACTGAAAATAGTGCATCTCTGCACCCCCTTTTTTGCTCCCCCAGAAAGAAACGCACGGCAGGCGGGGGGTGTCGCTTTTCGAGAGGCTCATGACTTCCTCTCTAGCCGGGTTTCAAAACAGTTTATGCCGCCTGTTTCTCCATGTCAACAGGGTACAGGTCAGGGCGCAATTCGGTGCGGGTCACCAGACCCTGGGTTGCCCTCTCAATGCTCAGGGCCATCGGGCCAGAGGGGCGGCGCTTGCCGTGGATCAGCAGCGAGATGTAGGTGTCGGTGATGCCCAAGTAATCGGCCATCTCGTGCTTTGCCCCCCGCGGCTCTGTGGCGAAATATTCAGCGAGCGTCATTCTTGGCTTCCTCTTCAATGGTGTGACGGATTGCATGGATAGCCATCTTGGCCTCTGCAATCGCTAGGAATCCAGCTTCTAGAGCCTCCTCATAGCGGCGGTTGAGCATCGCTTTGTGGAGGTCTTTGAGTGCATTCTCGGCCATCATCGTTGGGCGGGCATAGTCAATCATTCATCATCCTTGTCGGTTGTTGAGTTCGATTTGGTCTTCAACAAGGCAGATCAGAAAGCCAGAAAACGATCTGCGTCAACATCCTCGAATGCTGGCTTGACACCCAACACGGCTGGGGACTGGGCGGCGGGTTTGCGCAAACCACTTACCGGCTCGATGCCGTCCCAATCCCCATGCGTGTTGGCGTTGGTACTTGCTGCGTCTGACTTCCCAGAGATCATCCTGCGCCGCCTAGAACAACGACTCGTTGGACGCGCTTTCCCAACACACCGAATATAGCACAGTGTTAAAAAACAACAAGCACAAAATTTTCTTGCACTGGCTGTTAAAGTTGTGCTGTAATCCGATTGCGCCGACAGTGCGCTCACGAAAGGAACGATATGATTGAACTTGCACAGGATGGGCACAGCAAAAATGTGCCTTACACCACGAAGTCCGGCCTGCAAATCGGCAGCCTGTACACCCCCCAGCAGCGCAGCTATATGTCTTCAGACGAAGAGTATTGGCAGTGCGTTCTGCTCGGCATCAAGCCCAGCCCTTCGATGTCCCATGTCATCTACTTCGTCATCTATCTGGCGATCTTGGTGATGATTTTCGTTGTCGTTGCATTGGTGGTGCAGTCATGAGTTGGCCCTTCCCTCCCCCTGGCGGCCCCATCCCTTGGACAAAAAAACAAGAGCGAGAGTACCAGCAGGCACTCAAACGCAAGCAGCAAGAAGAAGCACCGGAGGCACCGTTTTGATTATGAGTACATCAGAAAAAATTGAACGCATCGTTTTTCTTTTGGCGCTGATCGTGGTGGCGCTTGACATCCTTGTGTGGAGACCATGATGGAAGAAATTGTTTACAAAGACGCCCTGTTCGATGAGCAGCCCAATGGCCGCTTGGTCTTCGTCATGCTCCTCGAACCCGTGCTGGAGCGCCTGCACTTTTTTGTTGGCATCGGTCAGGGCTTGAACGAAGCCATTGATGTCAACAACACCGTGGCCCACGGTATGTCCATCCCCCGTGAAGCAGGCATTGCAATCTTCTTTGGAGACTGGAATGACTGAAGAGTACGAACAGTGGCTCAACGATCCTCAAGCACAAGCTGAATATGAGAAATGGAGAATCCAAGATGAATTGAAGAGAGCAAAACTTCCCGACCCTTTCACAACAGATACCGACGCATTTTCAAAAGCGTTTAACGAAATTTTTGGAGCAAAACATGAGTCTTGTAGTTGAAAACACTGGCGGTGGATCGTTCACCCCCGTCCCACCTGGGGTGCATCTGGCCCGCCTGTATCGAATCATTGATCTTGGCACTCAGAAATCTGAGTTTGAGGGCAAGATCAACCATCTGCACAAGGTCAAATTTGTGTGGGAAGTCCACGGTGAAGATGAAAAAAACAAGCCCTTGGTCACTGACAAAGGAGAGCCTATGGTCATCACCAAGGACTACACCTTGTCATGGGGCGAGAAGGCCAAACTACG